CGTGTGATCAAACTCTGTTGGAAGCATCTCTTCACTACTTGTTACAGTCTTTCGAAGTAACTGAGGTAAACGAAACTCTTCCCACATCCAGCTCCAGTCATTCTCATTAATCAGTATGTACCCTGTCTTTACTAGATTTCTATGGAATGAAGTAGTCATTGGACTACCTGGGTATACAATATTTCTTTGTGTATTGCTATGAGAGTGCAAGTCTCCTGCGAATACAACAGGGAAGTCTTCGAACATATCTAAGTTGACTTCCGGTTTTACGTGTGGTGGTATCTCTCCTCTGACGTGCGTAAACAAAGGCTGTGACGTATTAAAATGTTCAATTGCACCTTTTCTGTGTAAATCTGCATAAGGTAATATACCATATCCAAGATCATGATCAACGTAGGATATATCTACTACATTGATGAGAGGGTTGATATCCCGTGAAACCTGTTTAAGCTGGGTAAAGAAAGTTTTATTTTTCTTTGTGGCTTCGTGGTTTCCATCATATATAATAGTAGGAATCTTCACTCCTCGAATAAACGAGAAGTAAAGCTCCAACTCTTCCATGTTCGGTAGACGATCAAAGAGATCTCCACCGATGATGTGCATATCACACTCTTTCTCTAGTTCATAAACTTGCTCAAAGAACATTTTATAACGGTTTGTAGCCCACTTTACTGGTACATTTTTCTGTCCCAGCTTTATGTGCCAGTCTGCCGTGAAGAGAATCATCCTACATTGAACTCCGCATCTAAGGCTTCGTCATCAGTTTCGTCACCGTGGTTACGAACTCTGTCAAGCAACTCTTTTTGAGCATCTGGAGTAGGACGAGACATAACATCATCCATAGACTTCAAGTCTGCAATGGATGCTAATTCGTCTTCTGTAAGCGCACGAGGCTTGCATTTCAGTGCTTGTAGCTGATATTCTACATTGTAAGGAAGTGGCCCAGTCTTTACTCGCTTGAAACAAATGTCCCAGCCAGTAGTAGCATCAGTAGGATCACCGAGATCTTCTGCGGCAGTAATAATTTGCTCCCACAACTTCTTCTTTAGGTTTACTACTTTGAGTTCACCATTATCAATGCACTGAGTAGCATAGCTCCAGCCACATTTTAGGTCAGGATAGTACTCTCGTACCCAATCCTTTTCTTGATTATTAAATCTCTCAGAATTTCTATCAAAAGATAGACATTCCATAGGGATATTTTTGCCATTCTCACCTTGAATCCAGTAGACATAGCGAGCTAAGATGTCGCCAACGATACGCATTTTGTTATCGCCGTCTTTGTATTGAAAGGTATTGATGGATGATTTTTGGGCTCCGCCCGTTTGCTTATTAAATGATAGTGCCATTAGTGTATAGTCTCCAGTGTGACTTCTTCATATATAAATGTAATTTCTTGGTCATCTACAATGAGTAGCCTGTTATCGTTAATTTGTTCTAGAGGCACTGGACAATGCAGTGAATCTAGTGTGGTTTTATAAGAAGCTATGTAATCTGCGTAGCTTCGCAAAGAAGCGAGAGCGTAGTAGATACAAAGTTCTTTAGATGTGTACTTATAGGAGTGGTACAGGAGCAAGTCTCCGTGAAGAAGAAAGCTGGAACCTGTAAATTTTTTATTAGAGTATTTATATATACGATCATACTTGTTTTGTGGAATCTGTTGATTGACTAACATTTCCATTATCAAGTTGCAGTTAGCAATATTGCCCTCTGCCGTATCATAAACCTTTTTCCAATCAAATAAGAGCATATATTATACTTTGTTTTTACCAAGTTGTCAAGAATTATTTTTCTAAAGGTACTTCATGTTCCAGCCCTGCTTCATATAGAACCCGACACGATTTGAGGCTTGTTTTCGAGCCGTATTTCCTTTCAGGTGTATATCAATGATAACAGGATCAATCTTACCTTCCTTTTTACGAATCACTCGCCCTACAAGCTGTGTGAGCAAGGGCTCGTTATTTACAGGCGTACCAAGTATTAAACAACTAAGTGTATCGACTGATATGCCTTCAGAGAAGATTGCTTGCGTTCCATAGAGTATATTTGAATCCCCGTACAGAATCTTATCTACAAGCACTTCTCTTTCTTCATGCGGAACGTCACCAGTTACGCAAACTGCTTTCTCTCCCGTAAGTTCTGCACAGGCTTTGAGAAAGCTCACACGATCACTTACTACTAGAACTTTATGCCCTCTTGCGGCGTAGGCCGCCGCTAGCATGGAAACAGTGTGTCTATACTCTTCATCGTTCGCTAACTTTGTTACTCTGTTTGCCCACGGTATTCTTGAACCATCCATAAAACGAATATCGGACGGTACAATGTGTACTACAGGGGTCATATAGTTTTCTTTTGGTGGTTTATAAACAGTATTACCAAAGTAATCTCTGAACACAACGTGTTTACCATCCTTTCTTTCTATAGTCCCCGATAGACCTATCTTATATCTACAGTAATTTGTATCTAGTATTTTGGAAAAGGTCGGACTACTAACATGATGCATCTCATCTAGTATGACTGTCCCAAACTCTTTACGAATCTTGTCTACGTTTCTGTATAAAGTTTGTGTATTCCCAATTACGATAGGAGCATCAAGATCAAATTGACCACTGCCTATGATGCCTGCTTTAATTCCATAGACTTTTTCTACCTCTTTTGCCCACTGATTTCGTAGAGGGACAGTGTGAGTAACAACAAGTGTCTTTTGACCAAGCTTACCAGCGATAGCTAAACCTGTAAAAGTCTTTCCCCAACTGACCCATGCGTTAATTATAGAGTTGTCTTCGATTGCGTCATAAACATCCTTTTGACTTTGTCGTAACTCAAACTTAAACTCAGGAAATTCTACAGACTTCTTTACTCGCTTATCTACTATTTCATAGTGCTCTGGTATTAAATCCGTGCGCCCTATAGGTAGAGATACTAACCCGTTACGAATTATGCCCATGTTTTTAATCACTTGAGGCGGATCGAGTGGGTTGTGCGAAGGAATTACATATGTAAGCTCTTTATCAATAGCCTCTTGTAGTTCAGCACTACAATCCATATATATTCTGTGACTTATAACTGCTTTCATAGATTAAGTTCGTTCTTTGCAATGATGTATTGTTTTACAAAATCAGATCGTACAATATCTTCTACTTCAAATTCTATGAACGTGAATCTCTCCATTCGTTTTAGAACTCTGATAAAATCTTGTAGTCCGTTTGCTTTTAAATCTGCCTGTCGAAAGTCTCCACAAAACATAACTCTACAGTTCTCGCCAATACGAGTAATGATTGAGTCTAGCTCATGGAACGACATATTCTGACACTCATCTATCATAATTACAGCGTCTCTGAGTGTTATACCTCGTATAAAAGAAGTTGTCATAAAGTGTACTAGCCCTTTATTCTTGAGAATTTCATAAGCATCTCCTCGACTGAATAAATCATTTGCTATATCTTTATAAGGTTCTTCATATACAGAAGCCTTTTCTTTTTCTGTTCCGGGCAAAAACCCGATATCTCTAGTAGGAACAGCACTACGAATAATGACAAGGCTTTGGTATACTCCTTTTGCCATGTCATCGTAGGCAAGGTATGACGATATAAATGTTTTACCTGTGCCTGCTAAGCCGTGTAAGACTAAGTTTTTTGTTGACTCAAATGCTGTCAACTGGTTTCTGGTTAAGGGGTCGATTTCTCGCAACTCTAAACTAGCGCCTGCAAGAGTTTTACGTCTTTTAGCCATATTATACTTTTCTTCTTGTGTCTTTGAGTTTCTTTTCAGAATACTCGTAAAGCATCCAAGGTATTCCCCGTAGATGCAGAACCCCTGCCCATGTATATCCTACTTCGGGAGGGCGTGGTACGGTGAAGGGAGCATTATGTCCTTTCACCCATATCAATGCCGCAGTATCTTTTCGTACTACTTTATTGATCTTTAAATACTTTAGAGGTAACATAAGACTCTTTTCATATATGAAAGGTCGTCCTGCATTATCTATAAAATACTTTGTACTTTGTTTTAGTAAGCCGTTTGGAGATGCAACCATCTTTTTGAGTTCATACAATCCGCCATGAGGTGTCTGTACTCTGCGAGCGCCAAGAGTCTCTCCTGACTGATTCTTATCATCGAGCAACAAACCATTGAGATAAAGTAAACCATCGCCAGCATCCCAGTTTCCCGAATCTAAAAGGAAAACTGGAAATACTAGCTTATGTAAATTTTTATATCCTATCACCATACATTTTCTCGAACTTACCGCCAGAGTAATCTTCGTGTACAATCTCAAAGTCACAGCCTACGGGAGCTCCTGGAATTGAAAGCCCTCTGTCCATTTGTATATATGATGCTAGCTTTTCCATATACTCTTCTATTTCTTCTTCTGGTACTTCTGCTAATATTGAATCGTGTACTAACGCAAAGATACGTGCTTTCTTGTTGTTTGCTTTTATCCAAGCATTCATGTCTATGGCACCGAGAAGGTTAATATCACTAGCAGCAGACTGCACCAAAAAGTTAAGACCAGACCTAACGCTATGGCTCTGGATGCCTTTGTCTGTCGAGGCGACATTTGGTAATCTCCTTTTTCTTCCGAAGAAGCTGTAAATAAACCCGTTCTGCTGGATGTATTTTTGGTTGTCTTCTATCCACGATTTTAGCTTGTGGAACTCTTTAAAGTAGTCATCAATAACCTCTTGTGCTTCATTACGAGTAAAAGGTTTACCACTATCTTTTGTTACTTGTTCACTGATCTTATTTGCACCTGCTCCGTACATAATACCAAAGGTTACAGCCTTAGCTGCTTGTCTTTGCATACTGTATAGTTCTGCTACTTGAGCTACTTCACAAGGTAATTTAAATACTTTGTGTGCAATCGCAGAGTGGAAGTTACCTCCAGACTTGAATACGTCCATAAGT